GCATGTCGGCGGCTCGCCGGCCGAGCTTGGGGCTTGGGCGAAGGCTCTCGGAGTACGCCGGCCAGCCGGTGAGCCGGCAGGTGGTGAACGGCTGGCGGATGCGCGGCGTGTTCCCGCGGTGGGCGATGATCCACGTCGAGCGGTTGACGGGCATTACGGTCGAGGAGCTGGTCGTCGCGCAGCCCAGGCCGCGCGATCCGGGGAACATCGTTGATCGCGCCATCCGCACGCTCGGGGCCGATGCCACGGCGGCGGATTTCGCGCAGGCGCTCACGAGGACGAGCGGCAAGCGCTTCACGCGCCAGCACGTCAACGGCTGGCAGGGCCTCGAGCAGTTCCCGGTGGACGTGACGCCGTGGGTGCATATGCTCACCGGCATTCCGATTCGCGAGCTGGTGCATGGGCGCGAGGAGCAGCGCGTGCGCCGGGCGGAACGGCGCCGCGTGGCGCTTGGGGTGAAGTAGAATTCAGGCAACCGCGCCTGGTAAGCGCGGCCAGAGGGTGCGGCGTCTAGTCCCGTCGTGCCGCTCGGAGAATGGCCCGCTTCTAGCGGGCCTTTTCTTTTCTCGCGCGGGGCAAGGCGTCCCATGGGGCGTGGGGCGGCTCGGCGAGCTGGAAGAGGAGCGAACGCATTTCGTCGGCGGTGATGGTGCTGCGCCCGGCGAATTCGCCGTCGATCACGCCGGCCGCGCGCATCGGTTCGATGGAACAGTGCGCGGTGCGCTCGATCTCTTCGATCAAGCGGAAGAACTCGGAACGGTTGGCGAGACGAGGCGCGCGAGCAATGCGTGCGTGGCAGGCATGGGCTACTCCGTAGGGGTGGTATCAGGATTCGACCACAAATCCCGGCGCATGACAACTTCATTTGTCGCGGGTTTGGTGCGAAAACGCACCGACCCCGATGCCGTTATAGGCCGGCGAGGTCGGCGCCCATGCGAAGCCACGCGGTGCGGTGCTTCGCGTCGAGGTGGCGCGCAATCAGCACGGCGCGCCACCTCGTGGGCCGAGAGGTTCAGGGGCTTCAACATCGCCGTCTTATCGTCGATCGCGGCGAGCCAGCGGGCCGAGATGTCGAGGGCATCGGCGAGCGCCCATAGGTGGACGGGCTTCATGTACTTGGTGCCCGAGGAGAGCCAGCGCGCGGCAAGCTGGCGGCTGACGGTGTGCCCGTGCTCGCGCATCAGCTTGACGATCTCGGCGGGTCGGCACTCGTGGCCGCGCAGGGTAAGGGCGCGGCAAAGCCTGGCGGCGGGAGTATTCACGCGCGGCATTCTAGCCGTCCGATGCGTCGATTACTGTTGCGCTGCGCGTGGTCTTTGCGCCCGCCTTTATAGGCGCACCGCAATGCGGGCATCGGTTCGCCAGCCGCGCGCGCACGGTGTCGAGCGCCTGGTGCACCTGCTGGCGGTGCCGGATGCCGCAGGCGAGCATCGCCTCGGGCACGCTCCTGCCGTGCGCGAGGACAAGCTCGACGGCCTGCGCGATCCGCGGGCGAAAGCGCGAGCGCGCGAGGATCTCGCGCACGTCGTCCGGGGTCATGCTTCGCGCGCCGTGGTGCTGGCGCGAATCAGGACTTCGGGCCGCTCGAGGAGCGCAAGCCTGCGCCCGATCGCCTCGGCCTGCGCGTGCCGGCGCACGTTGTCCTCGCGGATGGCGGCGATTCTCGCTTCGCCCACGCGCGCCACGCCTTCATGGTGCTCGATGTCGTCGAGGATGATGCGACGGCGGTGCTGCAGGAGGAGGATTTCCAGATAGCGGATCATGGGCGAGCCTTTCGCGTGATGCGCGCAGCCTCGCGCATCGCCCGCAGTGCTTCGCGGACTTGGCGAGGGATGCGCGCGCGTTTGTAGGCGGGGCGGCGGGGCTTCATGCGGGGAAGAGCTGCGGCTGCTCGGCGGCCTGCTCGCGCCGCAGGCGGTCGAGGAGGTTCACCGTGAGAAGCGTCACGCGCCAGCGGGCGGCCCAATCCTGGGCGCGCTCGTGGGCGTGGTGGGCGTCCAGCGCGGCGAAGGTGGCGCCTGCGGTGCGGCCGTCTGGCTTGGCGTAGACCATGCGGTAGAGGGTCATGGTGCGCGCCCTAGTTGAACCAGCGGGCGGCGATTCGGGCGCCGGGTTGGCTTCGGCGGCGCGCTCGAGCGCATAGCGCGCGGCGGCGTGCTCGCAGTTGGTCGCGTCATGGGTTATCCTTTAGCCACGCGTTGTGAATTTTACGAAATCCTCCTTGCTGGCCCGCCGCAGTCATCGGCAACAACGCAAGAACATTCACCCGTCGCATCGTTCCGCCCGGTTACAGGCAGAGCGCCACCGCACTCGGCGCAGCGTTCCCCTTTCTCGTTCAGGCATGTTTCCATCCTGGTCAACAGATCATGCCACAGTTCCTGTCCGGTCTGGTGCATTTTCTCGCGAGTGCTAATGAATACTTCGGCATGCGCCATTGAGGTAATTGCTTCACGCAGGTAAAACCGCAGTTGCCCATTCTCAAACGCCAGTCGGTTGATCCGGCGCAAACAGTGGTCATGCGCATTCATGGCAATTCCTTTCCGCACGAAGCACATTTGCCGCTAGCGGCTTCTTCCTCGTAAGGATCGTTTCCGCACTGGCAATAGGGGTCATCATCCGTTTCGTCGCCGATGACTGGATAGAGTTCTCGCAGCGCGGCTTTCAAATCTTCATTCGCGTTTGGATGATTGCATTCTGGACACTTCGGCCAGTCTTTTGGATAGACAACCGAGCAATACCAGCATGATGTGTTGTTAATCATGCGATGCATTCCTTTCCTTGGTAGCACTCAATAACCTTCCCAAATCGCAAGGAAGGTTTGTTTTTAGCGCAAGTCCAGCCCCATTTGGTTTCGACCGCATAAACCGGCTCGCCAATTTGATGCGCGAAATTGTGAGCCATGATTACGGCATCCGATTTGCACAGATCGTTATTGATTGAACCCCACTCGATATTCATTATTTGCCCCGGAAAAAATGTTGTTCAAACGTCGGGCATTCTTTGATGATTACTTGATACTGGCAGGGGCCAACACGCACCCATGAGGCAGTGCTGCCAGAGGTGTTTACTTTGTTGTGAACTTCGCAAAATGTTTTTGCTTCGGTTTTTGTCGCGTGGCAGTAGCCAACGGAGCCAAAGAAGTGCAGCGGCTCGTAGTGGCCGAGGGCGTCGCGCCACTCGTTTTCTTCGGTGAAACCCCGCCGCGTGATGTAGGGCTTATCGCCGGTCATCACCGCGCCCTCCCTTCGATCAGCCTCCGGGCGTGCATCGCGCGGTCGGCGCAGTCGCGCAGCAGTTCCAGCGCGCTGCGGGGGTCGATACGATCCGTCGCCGATTGCAGCCGGTCGAACGCGCGGACGTTGGCCTCGACGTCGCGCATGATCGCAGCGGCCGTCTTGGCGTGGGGGTTGGTGCGGTGGCGCATGGTCTAGTCCCTTTCGTGGTTGCCCGGTTGGTTGCCGGGAGTGCTGGCGCACTGTAGAGCCCGGCGAAGGGCTCTGCGGTGCGTCAGGGGTTAGAGATCACCAGTCGTCGCCTTCGCAGTAGATCGACCCTTGATCCCACATCTCTTTTGCTGCCTCATAGAGCATCCGAAAATCCTCCGGGCTGGAAAGGTGAATCTCGTTTCCTTTTCCGTCGAAGTCGCTTTCGTCCGTCAGCACGAAATACCGCCCCGCGCCTTCGCTGTCGTACCGCAGCCGCAGGTATCGAACGTCACTCGCCCCGCTCACGTTTTCGCGGAACGTCACTTGCGTCACAACCTTCTTTATCAGCGTGTTCATTTTGTCTCCGTAAAATCTCTAACCCGGCGCTCAACCCGGACGCTTCGCGCCGGTTAGCTAGGCGTTAGGCCTGATCATTCGGCAACTTGCGCACTTCAATCTCGTAGCGGTTGCCGTGGTTGTCGTTCACCAGGCGCACGGTGCCAGGTGGCGTCCAGTCCATCAGCGCGCCGATGAACTTGCTGGTGCAGTCCACCTTGCTGGCCCACGCTCCCCGGTCGCGCTTGCTCACGGTCCCCAGGTAAACGGTGTCCGTCAGCGGCGACACGCCAATGTGTAGGTCTTCCAGCTTCATGCGTTTCCTCTCGGCCCGCAGGCCTAACATGGCAGTCAACCGGACAAGCCCCGGCAGGCTATCTCGCTCCGGCAGCACCGCGCGGGGGCTTGCCGGTTACTTCTACGTTAGGTGGGCTCGCCGAGTTCGCGGAGGAGGGACAACATCTTGTCCTGCGTGGGAACCGGGCAGAACTTCACGGCATCGCGCAGCGCCTCGACGAGCTTGGGATAGGCGTTAGCCTTGGCGATGATCTTGGAAGCCTCTTTTGCGCTTCCGTTGTTCCTGCCGGGCGGCACGCTGACGCTGGCGACCACGACGCTATGCGCGCCTTGCTGGTCAGGCTCCATCCGGTAGATGTAGCCGTATTGGTCGATCATGTACTCGTCACCGATCAGCGGCAGCGCAGTAGCGGGTTTGTGTGCGGCGCTCATTACAGCATCCCTTCGCGCTGGCGGCGCGCCATCTCGGCGAAGAGGGGCGCAAGCTGCTTGCCGATGTCGGCGTGAATGGGCGAGGTGGCGCTGTATCGCTTCTGCGCGTCCTGAAACTTCTTGATGTCGCGCAGAATCAGCGCGGCCGGGGCGTCTTGCAGCTTCATGGCTAGTCCTCCATCGGTTGACGGCTGGTAGTGCCGTGCTGCTACTATCGGGCTTCGAGCAGGCGTAGTCAAGACATTGACGATTGACTAGGCGATGATATTTCGCAATCGGGAACCTGGCGGGCGATAGGAGGGGGCTATGGCGGGGACTGCGGAAGGGGCTCGCCGGGCGACTGCGGCCCGGATTGCGAAGGCTGCCGAGCGTCGCGCGCGCCTCGCCTCGCAGCCTCAAACGGTATCGGTGCCAACGGTCGCAACGGTCGAGTCGGAGGAGGACCGTTCGCGCACGTTGGCAGGACCGTTGACCGTTGGAAGTGTCGAAAAATCGACAGGTGTTGAAAATCCGACAGTTAGCCGGCTGGAGCATGTCGGGGTCGGGGCGCTGAATCTGGTGGAGAGGGTGATAGAGGGGCAGGTTAAGGCACCTGCAGCGGTCCGGGTCGGTGCCGCGCTAAAGGTGCTCGACCTGATCCATGGCGGCCGGGATCGGCGCGATCCGGCCGAGGCCGAGCACGAGTCCACGCTCGCCAAGCTGGCGCAGGCGCTCGGCGCTCGCATGCCCCGCGCCCCGATCACGGTCGACGCCGAACCGGCCTCGTCCAGCCGGGAGCCTGACCCGGTTTCGTGACGCTTTCCCCTGCGGCGCGACGCATCGCCATAGGGAACGATCACCGGATTCCCTATCCTGTAGACGGTCCCGGACGGCCTCGCCGGGCCGGAATCGACCCCCTCCAGAACCGCTCAGGATCGCGCAGGCTGCACGCAGCGCGCCGGGTAGTGCTAGGTAGCCTCCGGCCGCGCCGCGTGGCGCTGGCGCGCTCAGCGCATGCCAGGCGCGCGGGTCGTACCCCACCCGGCCACCCCCGATCGCGCGGGCCGCGGGAATTCACCCACCCTCCTCCAAAAATCCCCGCTTGACATACCTCTTACTCCGCCTTTACTCTGCGTAAATGGTAAACGTCGCGCACACGGCAGAGCGCCTTCCGGACTCGAGGCAGGAGGCGATCGAAAGCGGGGCTGTCCGGTACTTCACCGGAGAGCCCTGCAAGCGGGGGCACAAGTCCCCCAGGTACACACTCACCGGGGGTTGCGTCGCGTGCATCGACGCGCGCAATGCGGCCGAGAGGCAGTTGATCCGCGACGTTCGCTCGAGGAAATCGCATGGCGGGTGACTGGATCAAGCTGGCGCACACGACGCCAGACAAGCCCGAGATTTCGCAGATGGCCGCGGACCTCGGGCTGGAGCCGGAGCAGGTGGTCGGGCACCTCATCAGGGTGTGGATTTGGGCCGATCAGCAGTCACTCAATGGTCACGCTCTGAACGTGACGATGTCACACGTAGATCGCATTTCGCGTCACGCTGGTGTCGCGTCGGCGTTGAAAAAAGTTGGCTGGTTGAGGGGTGAAGATGGGGCACTTTCCTTCCCCAAGTTCGACCGGCACAACGGAAAAAGCGCCAAGAAACGGGAACTTGCAGCGGAGCGGAAGCGGAAGGAACGGTCACGCGATGAACGTGACGAAAGCGTGACTAGAGAAGAGAGAGAGAAGAATAAAAGAACTACATCCCCCCTGGAAAGAGATACAGGGGGGGCGCCGGGGGTTGGGGGTGCAGGGGGAAGGGGGGTTGGTCACGCGCTGGACGTGACGGAACTTCCCGACGAGTGGCGCGCGTTCTGCGTGTCCGAGCGCCCGGACCTTAACCCCGATGCGGCGTGGAGGCTCTTCGTCGATCATTGGGCCGCGAACCGCAACCGGCCGGAGGGTAAGAAGGCTGACTGGCTGGCGGCGTGGAGGAATTGGGTCAGGAAGGAACGCCGCGGCGGGCCGGCGGCCGGAAGCGCGGCCGTGCTCCAACCCGGAAGGCTCCCGATTTGAGCGCCGATCGCCCGAGCCAGGATGATGTGGCCGAGGTGAGCCGCTTCTTCGACCTCACGCAAAAGTCGCAGGTGGCCGCGCGCGGGCCGGATCTGCTGCGCGAGCGCATCCTCGCCCTCTACGAGCGCGGCAACCCGCCGGGCGACAAGCCCGGGTGGCCCTCGGTCGATGCGCTCTACACCGTCGTGCCGGGACAGTTCACCGTCGTCACCGGCTGGCCTTCGAGCGGGAAGTCCGAGTGGCTGGACGCGATGCTGATGAACCTCTCGGTGCAGGGCTGGCGGTTCTGCCTCTTCTCGGCCGAGAACAAGCCCGACGAGCAGCACTTCGCCAAGCTCCTCGAAAAGCACATGCGAAAGCCCTTCCGCGAGGGGCCGACCGAGCGCATGACGATCGAGGAGGTGGAAGAGGCGATCGGCGAACTCACCGGGCGCTTCGCGATCATGGGGCCGACCTTCAGCGCCGAAAAGGACACCTTCGCCATCGAGGAGGTGCTGGACGGGGCCGAGGCGCACTGGCGAATGACCGGCGAATGGCGCGACGCAGAGGCCAAGAAGGGCCTCGTGATCGACCCGTGGAACGAGCTGGAGCACTTCCGGCCGCGCCAGTACAGCGAGACGGAGTACGTGTCGGCCACGCTCTCGAAGGTGCGCTCGTGGGCGCGGGAGAACAAGGTTCACGTCTGGATCGTCGCGCACCCGGCCAAGCAGGCGCGCGAAAATGGGCAACTGCCGATCCCGCGCCCGGACATGATCGCGGGGTCGATGCACTGGTGGAACAAGGCCGACAACTGCATCACCGTCTACCGCGAATTCGGCGACCCGCCGCCGCGCGAGGTCACGGTGTACGTGCAGAAGGTGCGCTTCAAGCACGTCGGGCGCCAGGGTGCGGCGAAGCTCGAGTACGACATCGCGACCGGCCGCTACGCCGAACCGTGGAGGGGTCTGAGCCGTGTGGCGGGATAGGTGGGTCAACCCGGACACGTTCCGGCCGATGCAGGAATACCTCGTGCTCGTGGTGGACGAGATGAGCCGCCGGTATCTCGACTGCGAGCCGCGCACGATCGGCCGCCTGCCGTATCGTGCTGCCGAGGTCGTAAGCGCGCCAGCGACGGACGACGATGTGGATCGCGAACCGGGGGAGGACGATGAGTGAAAAGCCGATCGTGAAGGGCGACATGGTGATCGTGGTGTCGCCGACGCCGTGCTGCGGCTCGACGCGGCGCCTGGGGTACATCGGGACGGTGACGGCGGATGCCGCGCCGGCTGCGATGCGAACGCTTGGCTGCGACGTGTGCGGGCGAACCGTGCGGGCCGATGGCACCGAGATCGAGATCGACCACGCCGGCTGGATCGAGCGCCGCCGCGTGCGCCGCATCGACCCCGACTGCCTGAAGGAAGAAGCGCCACACGCCGAGACGCTTGCGGCATGAGGGTAAACGCGACAACGACGGAGGACGCCCCCGAATGAGCCACGAGCAAAGCCAGTGCGACGCCATCCTCGCCGACCTGAAGCTCGGCCGGCGCATCACGCCGCTGCAGGCCATCACGCGCTACCACTGCATGCGCCTTGCCGCGAGAGTTTCCGAGTTGCGCGACGCCGGCTACCGCATCAAGACCGGCCGCGCGCGCCTCGCCAACGGCAAGGTCGTCGCCGAGTACTACCTCGACGAGCTGGTGACGTGAAGGCCGACGAAGAACGCCGCGTCGCCATGTGCAGCGGCAAGGACGCCTTCCGCGACCGCCGCGTGGCCGAGGGCGTGGCGCGCGCGCAGAACCGCCGGCGCGAGGGACGCATCAAGGTCTACCGCTGCCCGATGTGCCGGCTCCTCCACGTCGGGACGTGGAACGGCGGAACCGTGCCGCGCACCGACGCGCGAGCCGAGCGCGAGGAGCGGTACCGCTACGAGAACGACTTCGACAGGAGGAAGCGATGAGCGAGGTGACGATGGACGGGTGGGTGTGGATGTGCCTTGGCGCCCTCTTCGGCGCGGGCGTGACGGGCGTGCTGTGGTGGCTCGAGGTGTGGCTGATGAAGAAGAACATCCGCCGCTCCGCGAGCGAGGGCCAGTCCTTCGAGGTGGATGGCGCGTTCTACAACGCCGTGCCGTCGGCGCTCTTCGTGAAGATGAACTTCATCTACCGGCGCGTGCAGGCCGGCGCCGCGCGCGCGAGGGCGCTGGAGATCGAGGCCGAGAACCGCTACGCCGAGGAGATGGGCCGGCGCGATCGTGCCGCGCGCCACACGGGCACGGACGACCACGACATGACGACGAGGGGCGGGCCGTTGAGGGGGGCGCCGTGACCGTCCGCATCCTCCACGGCGACTGCCTCGACGTGCTCAAGACGCTGCCGGAGGCCTCCGTGCATTGCTGCGTCACCAGCCCGCCGTACTTCGGCCTGCGCGACTATGGCGTGGCGGGACAGATCGGACTAGAGCCGACGCCCGCCGAGTACGTCGAGAAGATGGTCGCTGTGTTCGATGAGGTCCGCAGGGTGCTGCGGCACGACGGTACGGCATGGCTTAACGTTCAGGACGGCTACTCTGCCGGCGGTTTCGGTGGTGGTGGCAGCTGGGGCGACAAACCCGAATGGCGGTCGATCATCAACCGCAGGGGTTACAAGGGCGCTCCTGACGGGTGGAAAAGAAAGGAACTGCTCGGCATCCCGGCAATCCTTAGCGCGTCTCTGAGCGCATCAGGGTGGTATCTGCGGGCCGAAATTCTGTGGTCAAAGCCAGTCGCCAGCGAGCCGCCGCGCCAAGACCGGCCGAGCAAGTCTCATGAATACGTGTTCTTGCTGAGTCGAGAACCGCGTTACTGGTTTCACCGCACCGCCGAAATGAATAAAAGCGTTTGGGAAATTTCGCCCGGTGGCGACAGCGCAGGTCATATTGCCGCCATGCCGCCGGAGTTAGTCCGTCGATGCATCCTCGCCGGCTGCCCTGCTGGCGGCACCGTTCTCGACCCGTTCGGCGGTGCAGGAACAACCGGCCTCGTCGCGGATCGCCACGGACGCGATGCCATCCTGATCGAACTCAATCCCGAGTACGCGGCAATGGCCGAGCGCCGCATCCGTGGCGATGCGCCGTTGTTCGCGGAGGTCGCATGAGCTACACCCCCAAAGGCGGCGGCCCCCGCCAGCGCGAACTGCGCCGCATGCTCGCCGAGCACGGCCGGCCGCTCGAGGCATGGTGGATCGCCGAGCAGCGCGGAGAGGACATCCGGCGCGTGTGCCGCAGCCTGAAGCGCATGCTCGAACGCGGCGAGGTGGTGCGCCACGGCACGCGCAGGAAGTACGCGTGGGGGCTGAAGCCGTGAGCCCTCGCCTCGCCGCCATCGGCATCGCCATCTTCGCGGCCGTGATCCTGCGGCATCTGGCGGAGAGGTTTCTGTGACCCGCACCCTCCGCGCCACCGAACACCAGGAGCAATCCGCCTTCATGGCGTGGTGGCTCATCTACGCGCAGCAGCGGCGCATCCACCCGAGCCTGTGCTTCGCCATCCCGAACGGCGGCAAGCGCGGGAAGATCACCGCGGCGCTCCTCAAGGCCGAGGGCGTGCGCGCGGGCATCCCCGACGTGATGCTGGCGATCCCGCGCGGCGGGTTCCACGGGCTCTACCTCGAATTCAAGCGCGCGCCGAACAAGCCGAGCGTCGAGCAGGAGGCGATGCTCTACGAGCTGCGCCGGCAGGGCTACAACGCGCTCGTGGTGTACGGGGCGACGGAGGCGGTGGGTGTGGTGAGGGCGTATTTGGGGGCCAACCCGTAAACCGTCCCTATCGAATTGACACCGCCGATAGCCTGAATTAATCTGCCGAGCGGGACGCTAGGAGGCCCGCACGGTGGCGCAACCGACTCCGTATTCGAGGCTGAAGAACTTCACGCAGTACGCGACCGACCACACGTCGGCGCCGTACAACGGGTCCGATCACGATGTCGAACTCGACGCCATCGAGACGACGCTGGATGACCTCTGCACCAACCTCGCCATCATCCAGCGCGACGACGGCTACCTGAAGAACGCCAGCGTCCACGCGGACGCCTTCTCGACCGCGGCGCTGGCGCTCATCGCCTCCGACTGGACCCCGCGCGGCGCATGGCTCACGGCGACCGCCTACGCCGTGGGCGACGTGGTGGAAACGTCCTCGGTGTCCTACGTCTGCGCCACGGTGCACACCTCGGGCGTCTTTGCCACCGACCGCGCGGCCGGGAAGTGGATCGTGCTCGGCCAGGCCGCCGGCACCGCCGCGAGCGGCATCACCGCCTCGGCCTACAGCCACATCGCCGCGACCAACGTGCAGGCGTTCCTCGAAGAACTGACCGACGAGAAGGCGCGCATCGCCGGCTCGACCTCGCAGACGTTCGACGTGGCCGATGCGTCGGATGACACGCACGCCGTCGCTGCCGGGCAGATCCAGAAGGATAGCCTCTGCACCGCCACCGCGGGCGGCACGTCGGACGCGCTGACCGCCACGATCGCAAGCGGCCTCACCACGCTCACCGACAAGATGCGCGTGCGCGTGAAGGCGAGCGCGGCCAACGGCACGACCGGCCCGACCTTCGACCTGACCCTCGGCAGCACCTCGACCAGCGCCAAGACGATCAAGAAGGGCAACGCGCAGGCGCTCGTGATCGGCGACATCGCGGGCGCCGGGCACATGCTGGAACTCGTCTACACGTCGTCCGACGACTGCTGGCTCCTGCAGAACCCGGCCTACCCGGTGGGCGCCAGCACCTCGGCAATCGACGCCGACAGCATCCGCAACATCGGCATCTCGTTCTCGACCGGCGCCTCGGCGCTGACGGCAAGCCTGAAGTCTGCGACCGGCGGCACGCCATCGGCCTCCGACGCGGTGCAGGTGGCGATGCGCTCGTCGTCGGCCTCGACCGGCACCTACGCCACGCGCTCGGTCACGTCGTCGCTCACCTTCACCGCGCCATCCGGGGCCACGTTCGGGCATTCGAGCGCCGTTGCGGGGCGGCTGCACTGGTATCTCATCGACAACTCCGGCACGCTGGAACTGGCCGTGAGCGGCAAGTTCCACGGGCATTCGGGGATCGTGAGCACGACGGCGGTATCGTCGGGATCGACCTCGGCTACGGTGATGTATTCCACGTCGGCGCGCTCCAGCGTGCCGTTCAGGTGGATTGCCACCACCACGGACACGCAGGCCACGGCCGGGACGTGGGCCTCCAACCCGACGCAGATCGACGGCGTTCTCTCGCCGCTGCCGGCCGTGGAAACACTGGACGAGGACGCCTCGCCGGATGTCGCTGCCGACTACTTGGGTGGATACGACACCAGTGCTAGCGGCCCCAAGAAAGCCCTGTACGGCACCGTCCTCTGCCTGACCGACGTTGCCAGCGTCGGCAAGAACTTCTCTGGCGTGACGAACACCGCCGCGCAGTTCACCTTCACCGCCGACAACGTGGTGCTCTTCAACGCGAGCAGCCAGTCGATGAAGGTGTCGTCGGTCAGCCAAGTCTTCGACCTCACGGTGAGCGGTGCTGGCGGTCTCGACAACGGCGCGGAGGCGGCGAATACGTGGTACTACGTCTGGATCATCGCCAAGGCAGACGGCACGAAGTCGGGCATCCTCTCGACCTCCAGCAGCGCCCCGACGATGCCGAGCGGGTACACCTACAAGGCGCTGGTTGGGGCTGTGCGGAATGACGGATCGTCTAACCTGATCGGTGGGTATCAGCGGGGCCGGAAGTTCTTCTACACACAGTATCAGACAGTTCTCAGCAGTGGTACCGCCACCTCCGAAACGAGCATTACGATCACGTCTTTTGTCCCGCCGATTGCCTCGACGTTTTCTGTGCAGGGTGCCGTGTCGTCGGGGAGCGTCTCGGCGTCCGGGGTTGACAACCTGAAGCTGCGTGTCGTGTCCAGCAGCAGTAACACCGCGCTCTGGTTCATTCAGTCGATCAGCGGGGGTGGGCAAACTAACGGCGGGCAAGTCGAGCTTCCGAACGTCTCCCAGACGCTGCTCTACATCCTCACCAAAAATTCCACCTCTACCCTGACAGCCGACGTTGACATCATCGGTTACTCGCTCCCCATCGGAGGCCAGTAATGATCGTCTACCGCAAGACCTCCGGTAGCGCGCACGACGTGCGCCTCGTTGATGAAGACTACCAGCTTCAGGACGGCGAGCTTTCGCTTCCCGGATGGGAGATCCCCGCGCTCGACACGCTGCACGACCCGGTGGACCCGAAGGTCGCGCACAACGCCGCCATCGACGCGCAGATCGACGCGCTCGAGGCGAGCGTGACTGAGCGCCGCAAGCGCGAGGCGCTTCTCACCGATGCTGGCCGCGCGTGGCTGGCCGACGTTGACGCGCGAATTACCGCGCTTCGCAAGGGCCGCGGCTGACGATGCAGACGCCGACCGAACCCGAGGCCGGGCTCATGCTCAAGTACGGCGGCGCCATCCTCGGCGCCGTCGCCAGCGCCATCGCAACCATCGGCGGCTGGCTCTTTCATCGCGTGATCGAGAAGCACGACGAGGAGATTCGATCCATCAAACAGGGGATCTCCGACATGGATGCCAAAGTGGACACGAAGCTCGACCGCGAGACGTGGGAGCAGAACCGGCGCGAGGCGCGCGACAACATCATCACGCTGCACGAGAAGATCGAGAAGATCGGCCACGACGGCGAGGCGCGGCACCGGGAGCTGATGAACATCCTCCTGTCGCAGCGCAGCGCGCACCGGGCGGGGGATTGATGGGCCGCGAGCGCATGGAGGCAATCGGCATCGGCGCGGCGTGGGCGCTGGTCGTGGTGATCGTCATCGCCACGCTCTCGGGGTGCGCGACGCAGGAACGCCGCTGCGCGGTGGCGGGCGAGCAGGTGCAGCGCGTGGGCGAGAACTCGGCCGGCGACTACGTGCAGGTGCGTAGCTTCGTCGAGGTGTGCAAGGCGGCGATCTGATGGATTTCGACACGGCATTCGAGCGCGTCATCGGCCACGAGGGCGGGTATGTCAACGACCCGCGCGACCCAGGCGGCGAGACGAAGTTCGGCATCTCGAGGCGCAGCTACCCGAACGTGGACATCGCAAATCTCACGGTCGATGGCGCGAAGGCCATCTACCTGCGCGACTTCTGGCTCCCCCTCGGAGACGCGCACCCGGCGGTGAAGTTTCAGGTGTTCGACTTCGCCGTGAACTCCGGCATCCAGACCGCCATCCGCAAGCTGCAAGCCGCGATTGGCGTGGCCGACGACGGGCATTGGGGCGCGGTGAGCGCCGCGCGCTACGCCGCGATGGACACGAACGACGTGCTCCTGCGGTTCCTCGCCTACCGGCTCGACTTCATGGCCTCGCTCAAGGCGTGGGACACGTTCGGGCGCGGGTGGGCGCGCAGGATCGCGCGCGACCTCATGTACGCAGCGGAGGACAACTAGCATGGACTGGCTCAAGACGCTCGCACCGACCCTGGCGTCGGCCCTCGGTGGCCCGCTCGCCGGCATCGCCGTCACCGCGCTCGGCAGCGCGCTCGGATGGGAGGATTCCACGAAGGAAAAGGTGGACGACCTCCTCAAGTCCGGGCAGATGACCGGCGAGCAGATCGCCGCCGTCAAGGTGGCCGAGATCGAACTGAAGAAACTGGAAAGCGAACGCGGATTCCGGTTCGCCGAACTCGAATTCAAGGACCGCGACAGCGCGCGCCAGCGCGAGATGGCGGTGAAGGACAACACGAACCGCGTGCTCGCCTACACCATTGTCGGCTCGTTCATCGCAATGGTGGGCGCGACGCTCCTCGGCTACGCCAAGGTCGAGTCCGTGCTCGCCGGCACGCTCGTGGGCTACCTCTCCGCGAAGGCCGAGCAGGTGCTCGCGTACTACTTCGGCTCGAGCCGCAGCAGCGACACGAAAACCGAACTTCTGGCGAAGGCCGGCCCGGTGAAGTGACCGCCACCGCCCAACCCCCGCTCGCCGCCCTCGAAGGCGAAGAACTCATCGCCGCCCTCGGCGGGCGCGAGGAGGCCGAACGCCTCTACGGCGAGCTGTACTACCTGAAGGAGCAGCCCAAGCACTGCCGCGACAACATGATCGAGTTGGCGCGGTACATGAAGCCGGACCCTGACCATCCGCGCGACATCTACCACTCTCTCTACAAGGTCGCGCCGCACCACAGGCTCATCGCCAACGCCTTCGAGGACGTGATGAACGGCAAGCGGCTGAAGATCATCCTGTCGGTGGCACCGCAGCATGGTAAGTCCGAGCTGGCCAAGACCTTCCTCGCCGCGCACATCGGCCGCTTTCCGTGGAAGCACCTGATGATCGGCACGTACAACCAGACCTACGCCGACGAGTACGGCGAGGACGTGCGCGCGAAACTTCTCACCGACGAATACCGGCGCGTCTACCCGCGCGTGAAGCTTCGCACCGGCTCGAAGGCGAAGGATCACATGGTCACGCAGGACGGCGGCAAGGTGACGTTCATCGGCCGCGGCGCGGGCGGCACGGGCCGGCCGGCGGATGGCCTTCTCGTGGACGACCCGCTGAAGGACGCCGAAGAGGCCGCGAGCCGCGCCACGCGCGAGAAGCTGTGGCAGTGGTTCACGCAAGTCGCCAACGCCCGCTGCCACGCGCTGACCTGGCAGATCATCATCGCCACGCGCTGGAGCGACGACGACCTGATCGCGCGCCTCACCGACCCCAAGAACCCGCACTACCGCAAGGAGGTGGCGGATCAGTGGGCGGTCATCAACATCCCGGCCATCATCGACAACGCCGAGATCGCCGCCGCGCTCGGGCGCAAGGTGGGCGAGGCCCTGTGGCCGGAACGCTTCCCGCTGCCGCTCCTCGAGACGGCGCGCACGATGAACGCCGTGGCGTTCTCGGCCCTCTACATGGGCCGCCCCACGCCCCCGGAAGGCTCGTTCTACAAGCAGAGCGACATCCGCACCTACGACGACCCGACGCACTTCCCCAAGCGTTGCCGCGCGTACCTGACGGGCGACCTCGCGGTGAGCACCGACAAGGGCGCCGACCGCTCGGCTGTCGGCATGTGGGGGCTGGACGAGCACGACAATCTCTACCTGCATCCCGACCTCTGGTGGGATCGCAAGTCCTCCGACGAGTCGGTGGACGCCATCATCGAGAAGGGGAAGCGGTATCAGGTGATGGAGGCGTTCTTCGAGAAGGGCGTCCTCGACCGCGCCATCGGCCCGTTCCTCGAGAAGCGCATGCAGGAGTCCGGGGCCTACTTCACGCTCACGCGCCTGCCGGTGTCGGGCGACAAGGGCATGCGCTCGCAGTCGATCCGTGGCCGGATGCGGCAGGGCAAGGTGTTCTTCCCGTCGTTTGCGCCGTGGTGGCCGGCGGCGAAGGAGGAGTTGCTGAAGTTTACGGGCTCTGGCGACGACAAGTCTGACGACTTCGCGGACATGCTCGCCCTCATCGGCCAGGCCCTCGGCGACACGGTGCGCGCCTCCAAGCCCGGCGCGAACGTGGTGGACTTCCCGAAGGTGGGGACGTTCGGCTGGACGAAGCACGCGGCCAATCAGGAACGCGAACGCAGCCGCCGACGTGCTGCGCTGCGCGGAATGTAAGCGGGACGGAGACGATGCACGACCCCACGAAACTCTCTCAAGGCGAGATCGCCGACAAGATCACGATCCTCGAACTGAAGGCGATGCACGGCGCTCCGGTGGCCGAGGAGTTGGCCGCCCTGCGCGAGTACTACCGCGGGCCGACGAGCACGCTGCGCCAGCTCTCGACGGTCAACAGCGATGCGTGGGACTTCGTGGACATCATCCACAAGCATTTCGACGGCGAGGTGGTGGTGCCCGATGCCGTCATCATCGCCGCCTGCCGCAAGGCGCACCTCCTGAACCGCGAGCGCGTGGGGCTGAAGAACCGCATCAACGTCGAATGCGGCGACGCCGAGGAGTTCAAGACGTGGAGGAAGCAGGGATGATGCGCGCCGTCTACGACCTCGCCAAGTCGCCCCCGACGCACGACTTCGTGAACTGGCTCGCGCGCGCCGAGGCTGCGCGCATCGCGGCTGGCGAGGACGCGCTCGAGGTGGCGATCGTCCCTGGCGTGCGCCGGATCTCGCCGCGCGACTTCGCCTACACGCAGGAGCGCCGCGCGTGGCGCATCCAGCACCTCCTCGCGCCGCTCGCGTGGCTCATGCCCTCGGTGGCGAGCGTGGTGGTAGTCGAGGAGGGCGAGCAGCAGCTTTCATACGGCAATCCCGGCCGCCCGCTCGCGCCGATCTTCCGTGCCCCGGCGCATGCGCTGGAACAGGTGCGCGCGTGGCTTCCGGCCAATGCCGTGACGATCACGCTGCGGGAGTCCGACTTCGAGCCGGTGCGAAACACCTCGCGCAACGACTGGCTTCGCGTGGCCGTGTGGCTGAAGGCGAACGGCTACGAGCCGGTCATCATCCCCGACGCCGAGGCCGAGATGCGCGGCGAGGACTTCCCCGCCGGTCACGGGCGCGTCTATCACGCTGCGGCGCACTGCGTCGGGCTGCGCCTTGCGCTCTACGAACTGGCGAGCATGAACCTGATGACGAATTCCGGCGTCATGGTCATGGCCCTGCACGCCGATGTGCCGCTCATGTGCTTTCGGCTGGAGGTGCCGGAGGTGCCGTGCTGCCACCGTGAACACCTCGTTCGCAGCGGATTCTCGCCCGCGCACGATTGGTCGACCAACCGTCGCGCGAAGCGGCTCTTTTGGGAGCGCGACACGTTCGACAACGTGACGCGCGCGCTTCGCCTCTACATGCCCGCCAACGCGGAGGCCGCCTGATTGACCCGATGATGATCGAAGAGAGCGCCGAGGCCGCGGTCGGCATGCCGCCGATGGCCGACGACGGCCAGAAGCAGCACGTCGTCCAGCGCGACGCGCCGGAGGTGGATCTCGCGCGCGCCGAGTTGGTGAAGGACTGGACGCAGAAGATCGAGAAGGCAAAGGCGCATTGGGAGAAGAAAGCCTTCTGCAAGATGCGCGAGAGCGCGAAGTTCGCCGCCGGCAAGCAATGGGAGGACCAGAAGGAGAACGACGACCGCTACATCGCCAACATCACACTGCGCCACATCAACCAGCGCGTCGCCAGCGTCTACGCGAAGAACCCGCGCGTGCGCGCGACGCCCCGCCAGCGGCTCTATTCGACGGTGTGGGACGGCACGCGCGAGCAACTGGCCGCGGCGCAGCAGGCGATGCAGTCGGCGATGATGGCGATGCAGAACCCGATGCAGGCGGGCGCCGCGATGGCGATGGGCGCGATGCCGCCGCCCGCGATGCCGCCGGAGCAGGCGCAGGCGATCGTGCAGGACGCGCAGCAGGCCATGCAGCGCCGCGCCATGTACGCGAAGATGGGCCGCACGCAGGAACTCGTCTGCCAGTACAGCCTCGACGAGATGCAGCCGCGCTTCAAGCTGCAGGCGAAGCAGCTCGTGCGCCGCGTCCTCACCTGCAAGGTGGGCTACATCAAGGTGGGCTACCAGCGGGTCATGAAGTACGGCCCCGAACTGGACGCGCGCATCAAGGACGCGACCGACAAACTCTCGGAAATCGAGCGCCTGTCGGCCGACCTCGCCGACGGCGAGATCCAGCACGACAGCGCCGAGGCCGAGCAACTGCGCCTCCTCATCCAGAACCTCACCGAGCAGAAGGAGATCGTGCTGCGCGAGGGTCTGGTGTTCGCCTTCCCGAAAGCGTGGTCGATCATCCCGTCGGTCACGATGACGCAACTGAAGGGCTTCGTCGGCGCGGACTGGATCGCCGAGGAATTCCTCTTCACGCCGGCGCAGGTGCAGAAAATCTACGGCGTGGATGTCGGCAAGGACTACAACGCCTACGACGCCAAGGGCCTGAAGAAAGCGATGGCCGACGGCGACACGAAGCTCTGCGCCGTGTACGAGGTGTACGACCTCGTGGGGCAGACGTGCTTCACGGTCTGCGACGGCTACCCGGACTTCCTGAGGGAGCCCGGCGACCCGGAGGTGGTGACGGAGCAATTCCACCCGTACTACTCGCTCACCTTCAACGACATCGAGTCCGACGAGGAGGTGTACCCGCCCTCGGACGTGGAACTGATCTCGAAGATGGCCGTCGAGTACAACCGCGCGCGCGAGGGCCTGCGCGTGCATCGGCAGGCGAACCGGCCGGGTTCCGTGGCGGCAGCCGGGGTGCTGTCCGACGGCGACAAACTGCTCTTCGGGTCGCACGAAGACCACGAGATCATGGAACTGAAGGGCGTCGGGAAGAACGACGACATCGCAAAGCTCATCCGCCCCAAGCCCACGGTCCCGATCACGCCCGAACTGTACGACGTGGAGCACGTCTACACCGACATCCAGCGCACGCAGGGCGACCAGGCGGCCAATGTCGGCGGCACGACCGGCGCGACGGCCACGGAATCCTCCATCGCCGAGAATAGCCGCGTCACGACGCTGCAATCGTGCATCGACGATCTGGACGACTTCCTGACCGACGTGATGCGCTCGGCGGGGCAGATCCTCCTCCTCGAGATGCGAAAGGAGACGGTGCTCTCCATCGCCGGTCCCGGCGCCGTGTGGCCCGACATGCCGCCCTCCCGCAAGGAAGCCGCGGAGGAGCTGATCCTCGAAGTGAAGGCGGGCTCCAGTGGCCGGCCGAACCGGCAGGCGCGCCTCGCGGCCATCGAGAAGACGGCGCCCTTCCTCATGCAGATCCCCGGCGTGAAGCCGCGCAAGCTCGTGGACTTCATGTTCCAGGAGATCGACGAGAACATCGACCCGGACGAGTTCTTTGATGCGGCGCTGCCCTCCATCGTGGCGATGAACGCGATGGCGAAGCCAAACCTCGCGCCCGGCCCCGGCAACGAGGCTCAAGGCCCGGCCGGCGCGATGAACGCCGACAACCCGGTCCAGACGCCCGCGAAGGCGCAGAACATGTACCCCGCCCCCGACGCTCGGGCGGCCCCGGCGCCCTTGACGCCGCAATAGTCTGAGCGTATAGAGTAAACACGGAGGATACCTTTTACCTATGGACACCGACACCGAAGCCCTCGATCAAGCCCCCGCGGCGACCGCGCCCGACGCTGCCCCTGCGCCCGACGCCCCGCCGGCATCTGGCTCCTCCTCCCCGGCCGCCGACGATCCGGCGTCGCCGCAGGGGCAGTCGAAGGCCGACGACCAGCCGAAATCGGCGCTGGAGGCCGTGCTGCGCGCGGAGTCGAAGCGCCGCGCGGACGAAGAGGTGAAGGCCGCCCCCGCGACCGAGAAGCCCCAGGGCGACCCCGCGACCGCGCAGCCGGCCGCCGAGGCCGACGCGGGCGGCGAGGACGGCGAGCGCATCCCGGACGAGGTGTACAAGGCCCTCCCGCCGATCGTGAAGAAGCGTTTCGGCTTCCTCACCCGCCAGAACAACGAGCGCCGCGACAAGCTGCGCTCGCTCGAGCCGGTGGTGCAGCGCGACGGCCAATTGCAGGGCTTCCTCGAGCAGCACGCGATCCCGCAGGGCGAATTCTCGTGGCTCATGCAATTCGCCGCGCTCGTGAAGACCGACCCCGGCAAGGCGTACCAGCACGTCGCGCCGCTCGTGCGCTCGCTGCAGGAGCACGTCGGCGAGGTGCTGCCCGAAGACCTTCGCGCCGAGGTGGACGCCGGCACGCTCTCGGAGGCCCGCGCGCGCGAACTCGCCGCGACCCGCAACGCCAAGGCCGTGGCCGACGCCAACATCGCGCGCACGACCGAAGTGCAGCGCACGCGCGAGACGCAGGAAGCCTTCTCGCGCCACGTCGCCGACGTGTCCGCCGCGGTGACGGGGTGGGAGAACCAGTGGAAGGGCTCCGACCCCGACTTCGCGGTGAAGCAGCCCTTCGTGTGGCCCGAACTCCAGATGCTTCTCACCGAGGAGCAGCGCGCCAACGGCGGCCAGCCGGTGCCGAAGGCGAAGGTGCTGGAACTCGCCTCGCAGGCGCGAAAGAACATCGAGGCGCGGCTCGCCGGGATTCGCCCGGCCCCGCGCGCGAAGAACACCGTGACGGGCGGCGCGGCCGTCCTCACGACGAAGGAACCGAAGAACGCGCTGGAGGCCGCGCAGTTGGGCCTCGCGCGCGCACGACAGGCGGCATAGGTCGCCCGCAGGACGAGTGGCAGCAAAGGCCGGTAGCTCCGGCCTGATCGGCAGGTGCGTCGGGGTCGGCCCCGATTGGTGCGTCACGCAGTCGCATTCCCACAACCAATCGGAGAACCATCATGGCCTTCACCGCTACCGAACTCGCTCACATCGAAGCGAGCGTCATCGACTACCACCAGAAGGGCTGGAAGGACCAGACCCTCCAGGACCGCCCGCTCTTCGACGCGCTCACGAAGGCCCCCAAGACCTTCGGCGCCGGCAAGGACAACATCACGGCCCGCGTCTCGGGTTCGTTCGACGTGACGATGGAAGGCTACGCTCACGACGACGAGCAGAACTACAGCAACCCGGCCACGCTGAAGCAGGCGCAGACGCCGTGGCGTGAAGTCGGCGCCGGCATCTCGACCACGCTGACCGAACTGAAGAAGTACGGCGTGACCGTGGTCGACAGCATGAACTCGGCGCGCACGACCACGCACTCGGACGCCGAGATGGCCGCGCTGGTGGACGTGATCGAGTACAAGAACAGCCAGTTGAACGAGGGCGCGCGCCGGTCGCTGGCCGAGATGTTCTGGCGCGACGGCACGCAGGACGCCAAGGCCATCCCCGGCATCCTGTCGTTCATCCTCGACAGCCCGTCGACCGGCACGACGTTCGGCATCGACCGCGCGGCGAACTCGTGGTGGCGCAACCGCGCGTCGCTGGCGATCGACTCGTCCACGGCGTCGAACCAGAACCTCGTCAACACGCTGCAGAAGGAATTCCGGCAACTGCGCCGGTACGCCGCGTCGCCCAAGCACGTCTTCCTCGCTGGCTCCGACTTCATGGACGCCTTCGAGAAGGAACTGCGCTCCAAGGGCAACTACACGCTCGAGGGCTGGGCGAACCAGAAGATGATCGACGCCAGCGTGGCCGACATCGCGTTCAAGGGCATCAAGATCCAGTACGAGCCGCTGCTGGACGACCTCTCGCGCGCGAAGTACGGCTACGTGCTCGACATGAGCGCGATCAAGCTCTGGCAGATGGAAGGCGAGTGGATGAAGAACCACACTCCGGCCCGGCCGCCGGAGAAGTACGTCATGTACCGCGCGATCACCTGCACGGGCGCGATCCTGGCGTCGCAGCTCTCGAGCAGCGGCGTCTACAGCATCGCCTGATCGTGACGGCGGCCGGGGCTTCGGCCTCGGCTGCCGTCACCGGAAGTCGCGGCCGATTCCGCGGCGCACTGAGGAGACCCGCATGGCCGAAAAGCAGAAGACGAAGACCTTCAAAGCCGAGATCCGCCTCGGCGGCAACATCCTGAACAGCATCCCGCGCGAGGGCATGACCGAGCGCGAGATCCGCCTCCTGCGCCACATCCACGGCGAGGACGGCGTGGTCAACGTGGTCGAGGACGGCGAAGTGCTGCTCGACCCGCAGGTGGAACTCTACGAACTCGCGGTGAAGTACTCGAAGAGCATGGACCCGCGCCCCGGCGTGCTGCTGGTCGAGAAGGTGCTGCACGTCAGCATGGAGGGGTTCCAGAAGTGGAACGCCGAACGCGAGCAACTGGCCGAGATGGAGCGCGAGGAAAGCTTCCAGCGCCGGCAGGCCGAGATCGCCGAGCACAACCGCATCCGCGATGCGGCCGAGGCGACGGCGCGCGCGCAACTGCTCCAGCGCGCGGCTGGCCTGCAGCCGACGGCGTAGAGCAATGGCGCTTCGTTCGACCTGGGGCGACGTAATCGAGCGGGTGCGCGCCGAGGCAAGGCTCTCGACGAACACCTCTCGCGGCGTCGATCACATCGAGAACATCCGGGCGATCACGAAGCGCGTCTACAAGACGCTCGCCGAGGAATACGACTGGCGGCACCTTGAACTGAAGCGCGACAGCAGCGTGTCGCGCAAGGTGCTTCAGGCCGGGAGCCGCTACTACGACTACCCGGCGGCGGTGAACCCGCAGAAGATCGAGCGCGCGTGGGTGAAATGGGGCGGCGTGTGGCTGCCGCTCGACTACGGCATCACCTACGGCGGCGAGCGCACCGCGTTCGACCCGGACAACGACCAGCGCGCCGACCCCGTGACGCGCTGGATGGCCTACGGCGAGGCGCAATTCGAGGTGTGGCCTCTGCCCGCGTCGAACGGCGTGGCCGACGGATCGAACGAGGTGGCCTTCGAGGGCCAGAAGCTCGTCACCGACCTCACCGACGACACCTCGCGGCTGGATCTGGACGACCACCTCGTCGTCCTGATGGCCGCGACCGAGATCCTGGCGGGCAACTCGCAGGACAAGGCGGCGCAGGTGAAGGGCGCGGCTGCGGGCGCGCGCCTTGAGCGCCTTCGCGCGAACACCGGAAGCGGCCTGCGTGTTCGCATGGGACTCGGCGCGGTGAATGCGTCGAATGATCGCTGGCCGCGTCATCCGAGGTACGTGCGCTGATGGACTCCCTAGCCCAACAAATCGCCGCGTGGCTCGCCGCGCAAGGCAACCGCCCGCGCGGGCCGCTCGTGCCGATGTCGGCTGGTGGCGTGCCGCTCTCAGGAACGGCGCAGCCCGCCGCGCAGCCGCAGGAATTCACGGTGGGGCCGCAGGAGTTTCAGGGCGGATTCTTCGATCATCTCGTGCAGCGCGCATTGCCCGGTGCCGAGTATCTGGACAGGATGCACGAGAGGCGCACGCTGCGCGACCGCGTAAACGCCGGCCCCGCGCCCGCAATGCCGTCGGCGCCGTACCGAGCGCCCATGCAGATTACGGGCCGCAGGGGCTAGGTCTTGGCCTACCTCCTCATCGAGAACTTTGCGGGCGGCGTGGACCGCACGCGCAAGCGGTACGCATCCGGCGCCGGCACGCTCTGGAGCGGCATCAACGGCCACATCGGGCGCGGCGGCGACTTCGAGAAGCGCAAGGCGTTC